CAAAATAAATTTGCAGGCCCTTTGTCGATTCCTGGTCTCAATAGCTCTCTTGCATAAAAATTTTATAGCTAAAATCCTAATGTCAAAATAAATCACAGGGCTGTAATTTTTCGCTCCGATATAAATTTTATACCTAAAATCCTAATGTCAAAATAAATCACAGGCCCCAACATTTTGCTCAATTCCTACAAAAGTAGATATAAAATCTTATTTTTAGTAGGATATGGATAGTCAATGTAGGAAATGAGTAAAAATGAAAAAACAAGACAGTGTCGTCCAGAACGCTCAGAAACGTGAATTTTCGAACGGGGATTTGTAAAAGAAGGTGTAAAAAGGACCATAGTCGGGATTCAAATGATTGATTTTCAATTCTTTTTCAATTCTTTTTCGTCAGATAAAACAATAATAGCAAAACACTTGATTAAAAAGTAGTAGTTTAAAATCCTATAATATAGGTTTTTGATATTACTTTTTAGTGATTTCAAAAGTTTCTAAGGAAAATAGTGAAAACGGCGGATTCATAGGTCTGACCATTGGAAATCAATCATTTAACCTCTCATCTATAATTTTAACACTTCTTTCTTAAAAGTCAAAATAATCATTTTACTATTAGATTAATAGTTTTACTTTCCATTTTGACACGAAGTCATCGCCCTAAAAAATCGTTTTACCATGGTAGTTATATGGGTGCATCTGTCAAATTGACAAATAAGCATTTTTGACAAAAATATTACGTTTTATCACTTTGCAATCCTTCCAATCTATTCAATAGCATTTTGCCACTAAGATAAACTTTTAAATTCCATTTTACCATGGTACGTAGAGGGTAGTAAAATGACACTTTTAAGTCTTTTAACACTAAAATCATATAACTTTTAAAAAATTAGTAGTATATTTGCAGTATACATTTTTAATATAAAACCAAATAAAATTATGGACGCAGAAAACAAATTTAAAAACAGCATCGACTCGATTCTGCCAGACAGAGGTCGCTCAATGAATTATGAATTGCACGATGAACGGCAAGAGAGAGTAAAGGCCGCTGCAACTAAGCATCAGGCCAAAGTCAATGCTGCTGAAATTGCTCGTATCAAATACAGAGAAGAGCAAGCTCTTAAAAAGCTTGAGCAGCGAATAAAAGACCCAGACTCGAAGTACACAAAAAAGCAGCTCGAGAGATTAGAGCAAGCGAGAGAAAACGTTGAATTGATTGAGCAGATTGACATGGACGCAGACGTACCACAGATTCCAGAAAAGCTCGTGCCATATATGGGTACAACAAGACCTGAAGTGGTTAAGCTGCTCACATCACTTAATATCAATCTTACGATTAACCTCACGAAGAGCGACACTTATAATTTATTATCGTGCCTGCTCACGTGTAACGAGACACAGCTAAGAGCTTTGTATGAAAATACAAAAGTGCCAATTGCAATTAAGACAGTAATCAAGAGATTGCTCGATGATTCAACAATCGGCAATATTGAAACAGTTGAGAAGTTATGGGATAGAATCTTCGGCAAAACAGACAAGGCAACACTTGAACTGCCGCAGGCGATGCAACAGCAGATTCAAACGCAAAATGGCATATTGCCAGGAACAATAGTTTCACGTGAGGCTTATACTATAATACGTGATACAATTATAGGAGAATAACAGTATGAGAGCAGTCAGAAAGTTTACTACAGGTGATAATCCAATTTGTATTGCCGAGTACAAGTCAGCATCAGAAGCTGCAAGAGAACTTGGCGTTAAGGGAATAAGCAACATTATCAAATGTTGTAATGGCGAATTAGAAAAAGCGTATGGTTTTTCATGGGAGTTTGTCGACCAAGACATGGACTATCAAGTTGATGATATGCAACGAGTCAAAACTCTGCAAAACGAGTTCTATACGAATAAAAAATATAAGCATATTGTGCCTCCATTTATAATTAATCAGTACAGTATAAATCACACGCTTATGACGCAGTGGAGGTCAGTTGCTGACGCTTGCAATGCACTTGGACTGAAGAGCAGCCCACAAGTGTATGATTGCCTTAATGGCAAAGTTGGGTGTGCGCATGGATATATATGGGAATACATTAATCAAAACAGTTTATAATTATGGGAAAGACAGTTAGAGTAAAAGTATCAGATACTAAAAAACCAATAGTTTGCTTAGCAGAAGACTATAGTGAAGTAATAGCAGAATATGATAATGTTATTGAAGCATCAAAAGCTACAGGAATAGAGTCACCAGTCATAATCAGTATATGTAAAGGCGTCAAGTGCACGAAAAATGGTCTGTCATTTGTATTTGCCAATGATATTACAAACATGGAAGAGTTCAAGAAAAAGCAGAAAAATCCTGAGCCAACGAGAAGAATACATCGATATTACAAAAAAGGCGATACAATATTTCCTTTTAAAACTTTCAATAACATGAGTGATGCTAATAATGTAGCTGTTTGCCAACAGGCTATACTCAAATGTTGCTTAGGATACATAAAGCATATTAAAGGTTTCCATTTCAAGTTTGGCGGAGACAAGCGAAGCAATCAGTGTGGCAAATATTCAAAAACTAAGAAGGTTGAATGCTTTACACAGTATGGCACATACATTTGTACATACAAGAGCGCTAAAGAGGCAGCTGAGGCACATAACTATAGTGTATCAGCGATATATGCCAATTGCACAGGTAGAACAGAAACAACTGGAATACATATATTCAAGTATAAAAGACAAAGATGAAACAGCCAAACATTGAGGCTTTGCAGAGAAAAGCCAAATCTAAATTACAAAAAGGCGTATCAGCTCAAGAGTTGTTACGCCTTGAGATGCTATCAGAATTAGAAAAGTATACGAAGGCAATGTTCAAAGCCTGCTATGGACGGTCATTTGCAGTTAATGAACATCACAGACAAATGTTTAAAGCACTACAGGACGTAGTGGACGGCAAATGTACGCGCCTAATAATCAACATGCCGCCGCGCTATTCGAAGACGGAGGTAGCGATAAAACAGTTTATCAGTTGGTGCTTTGCGCTTAATCCAAAATGTAGGTTCTTGCACTTGTCATATTCTGATTTGCTTGTTACAGATAACTCAAGTACGATTAGAGAGACTATGAAGATGCCGCTGTACAAGACTTTGTTTCCAGCATCAGCTCTTGAAAAAGAAAATGGCTCGTCTGTTCGTTGGAAGACTCAAGCTGGCGGTGAGTTCTATGCAGTATCAACGCAAGGACAGGTAACAGGTTTTGGAGCTGGTGTAGTTGACACTGTAGACAAAGAGTCACTGTCATATGAAGACTTGACATTCGATGAGAACTTAGATGAAGTGCTTGAGTTCATAGGAGCGCAAGAGAATATATTCTCAGGAGCTCTTATAATTGATGACCCGCTTAAGCCTGAAAGCGGAGATAGTGATGTTGAGAGAGAACGTGTCAATACACGCTTTGAATCAACTATTCGTAACCGTGTCAATTCGCGCAAAACGCCGATTATAATCATCATGCAGCGTATACATGAACACGATTTGTGTGGTTATCTGCTTGAAACTGAGCCAGAGGAGTGGACAGTACTATCACTTCCTGCAATTATTACTGATGAAGACGGCAATGAAAGGCCACTTTGGGAGATGAAGCATACGCTAAAAGAACTATATAAGCTTAGAAGTATCAACACACATATCTTTGATACACAGTATATGCAAGACCCAAAGCCAAAAGAAGGTCTAATGTATGCTGAAGGTTTTAAAACATATAAACTGGAACAGTTGCCAACAGGCCCTAAGGCACAACGTAAGTGGAACTACACAGATACTGCAGACACTGGAGCTGACTGTTTGTGTTCGATTAGCTTCATAGACACACCTGAATATGTTTATATAACCGATGTAATCTTTACAGACGAGCCAATGGAAGTAACTGAGCCATTGACAGCAAGGTCACTTGCCACTAATAGAGTCGTTAGAGCAAGGATTGAATCTAATAATGGTGGTAGAGGATTTGCAAGAAGTGTAAAGAGAATACTCCGCTCTGAAATGCATAACTTTAGATGCAAAGTTGAAACATTTACTCAGACCAAAAACAAATATGTTCGTATATTTACACAGTCTGCTGGAGTAGTTGGCGATGTTCTTATGCCAGAAGATTGGGAAAAGCGTTGGCCAAAGTTCTACAATGCACTAATGTCGTATAGAAAAGACAATAAAAAGAGAAATCAATTCGATGATGCTCCAGACTGTCTTACAGGCGTGTATGAAATGCATGTAGCAAGAGAAAACAATGTAGGAATAGTAAGACGTAATTAGCATGAATATATTAGGTATAAATACGAATTTTGAATGTGAGTCAAGTGCAAGTAATGTTATTTATAAAATTTCATTCGCTGGCACTGACAAAGTGTATATTGGCCAGACTACTTTGGCATTGAAAAGCAGAATATATGGTCATATCTATGATGCAATTAAAAATCGTAATAGCCCTCTGTGCAAAGCTATTAGAAAGTATAAAGAGTTAACTGTAAATATTCTCTGTGAATGCTCGACCATAGATGAACTTAATGTGCATGAAAAGAATTATATTTTGCAGTACAATTCTGTTGTACCAAATGGCTATAATATTGAAGAAGGAGGTAATAATTCAAAATTGCATAGTAGAACAAAAGCATCTATTAGCAAAAGCATGAAGCTTAAATATGAAGACGCTGAGTTTCTAAATAGAAGAAAGCATAAACAGAGTGAGGTTTCAAAACAAATGTGGCAAAATGATGAATACAAATCAAAAATGTCTAACAGTTTAAAAGAAAAATGGGACGATAAGCAGTATAGAGAAAAGGTTCTCAGTAAATTACTGAGCGCACGACTTAAATGCTGCAAATGTATTCATCAATATACTACAGATTTAAAGTATATTGCAACATACGACAATGGCCCATCGGCTGCATTAAGTAATAATCTTAGTTACAATCAGTCTAAGAACATTTTATTTTGTGCTAAACAGAATGAAGGTATAAATTCTGGGTATAAAAAATGCTATGGATTTATATGGTCATACGTTAGATTGGATAGATAGTCCAGAAGCTACTTTCTTTTATTCTGGAAGAGCTTTTAATACTATTATAATAGGATTTATCGTTTCTTTAAAAATAGCGCTTCCAGGTAGCGCTATTTTTCATTTGTTAAAACTTGAACGGAGCATAAAAAAGGCTCGATTTTATTTTCATAAATGAATATTGATTTGTATATTTGCGATTGTAGAAGTTACGTGTCATAAAACAAACGGCTAAGGGAAGCCAAAAACAATTATTTTTTAAACATATAAATTTTAAGATTATGGGATTAAATTGTGGATGTCCCGCCGGTGCACACTTGAACGACCTTGTTATTAATGAATGCAAGGAGAGTATGGGTCAAGTACAGAAAATAGCTATTCAGAGAGTCTACAAGACTGCTGGAGAGCTTAATTCTGTAGCAGACCCGACTAAGAAAGCTTCATTTGCAACATTATTTTCAGCTGCCGACGGAACAAAAATGGTAGTATCACCATACATTCAGGGGCCAACATCAGACCCGGGCGGAGCTCGATTATTTGGTGGAGGTAACCAGACAGTTGGTGGTATTGAGATTGTAATTGGTCGTGAGCCTACTACATTTTCAGCTACAATTTACCAAGAGCATCAAATGACTATCGCTACAATGAAGACGTATTCTTGCGACAACATTGGAGTGTGGCTGTTGGATGAAAATGGTAACATTGGATGTCTTGCTGATAATGTAGCTAAACCTACGAAGTATATGCCAATTCCAGTTGGTAAGTTCTTTGTTGGTGACAAAAAACTCGGTGGGTTTGAAGAACCTGATAGCAACGTTATTGAATGGTCATTCTTCCCCAACTGGAGTGATAAGTTTGTGATAGTAAAACGTGAAACTTTGGACTTCAATCCGTTGACTGACTGGGTGAATGTGAAATCAGTTGCCAGCGGCGATGGAGGTTAAAGTTTAAACAATGGAGGCAACATCATGTTAAAGCCTAAAAAGCAAACAGTAGAGTTGGTTGTTGAAAAATACAACATGAGACAGGAGTTCGGCATTGAGCATGCCGAACGATTGCTCGCAATGGGAGAGTTCTTAAATGGTGGATGGTCATTGCCATCTGATAGTAAATACACATTTGACGAAGAAAATGGGCTTAGAGTTAAACCAAATAAAGGAGATTCTGACAAAGCCAGCTAAAAAGCAGGTTATACAGAAGGCAAAAAAACTGCAGCAGTCTATTCGTTTTCATACTGAGACGAATATGCAGCAGTCAGATATTTATATGCCTACACAAAATTTCCTCGAATGGGTGAAAACTCTATTACCAAAAGATAAATTCAATATCTTTCTGCAACTGTTTAAGTTTCCATTATCAACACCTGCCGTAGTTGAGGACGTCTATAGAGAGCTCGAGAGAGTTTTCTATAGTCGTAACTCTTCATCATCTTATCAGTTCTCAGACACAGAGCTGCATGAAGATTGGTTGAACTACCGCAAACAGCATCATTTAGTCGATATATGGAAGACAGAAGGATGGAAAAAGATGCAAGTCTCGCCAAACAGCATTTTGGTTATAGACATGCCAACATCACAGGTTACACAAAGGCCTGAACCTTATTTTTATTGGCTTGAGATTGAAGAAGTCATTGACTACAAACTCAAGACAAGCACCGAATTTGAATGGATTGTATTCAATCAGCCACAGGACAGGATAGCCGTATTTGATGATACGAGCATAAGAGTTTTCCAGCTCGGTAAAGATAGACGAATATCTGGGCTAATTTCGTCATCTTTACACGGGCTTGGATATTGTCCTGCCAGATTCTTCTGGTCTACGCAAGTAAATGAAAAGAACGTAGACCTTAAGAAGAATCCAATCACAAAAGAACTGTCAAACCTTGATTGGTATCTTTTCTTCTCTATATCCAAACAGCATCTTGATTTGTACGCGCCTTATCCAATATATAGTGCATATGCAGCCAATTGTAACTTTGAGAACAATGAGACTGGTGATTATTGTGATGGAGGATATTTGCGCAATTCCAATGATGAATTTAAGATTCTTGCAAATGGGCAAGTTGAAAAATGTCCATGCTGTAGCGAGAAGAGAATAGCAGGCCCTGGTTCGTTTCTTGAAGTTCCAGTTCCAAAAGTAGATGAGAACATACCTGATATGCGAAATCCTATTCAGATTACTACAATTGATAAGGATTCACTTACTTATAACGTTGACGAATGCACACGTCTTGAAAATAAGATAATTGTATCAGTAGTTGGGTCAGGTGGAACAGTCAGCGAAAAAGAGGCCATCAATGAGACTCAAGTAGCAGCAAACTTTGAAAGTAAGACATCAGTCTTAAATGCATTAAAGACTAACTTTGAATTGGCACAGAAGTTTGTTGAAGATACTATTTGTAGACTTCGCTATGGAGCATCATTTATTTCATCATCCATCAGCTGGGGAACTGAGTTCTACGTATTTACAACTAAAGAACTATATACAAAATATGAACAAGCTAAGAAGAATGGTGCTGCTACTTCTGAACTGGACGCCATTACGAGGCAGATTTTAGAAGTTGAGTACAGAAACAATCCGCTTGAGCTCCAGAGGATGCTTATTCTTAAGCAATTGGAGCCTTATACGCATATGACACTCGATGAAGTGTTAAAATTGTATGAAAAAGGACTTGTTAATGAAAATTTAGTAAAACTAAAGCTAAATTTCAGTACTTTTATAGAGAAATTCGAGAGAGACAATATCAACATTGTTGAATTTGCTCGAAACAGGACAATGAGAGAGAAAATTGATTCAATATTAAAAACATTATTAAGCTATGTCAAAGAAGATAATGAGCAAACAGGAGCTTACGACTATAAAAAAGAAGTTTGAAGCTCGCAAGAAGGAGCTGGAAGCTCTGAAGAAAGCAGGCGGAGATAAATGGAATGACACTCTGCAGCAGGAATTGGACAATGCTGTTATGACTATCGTCGACATTGACGAAGAACTCGAAACAGCTCCAGATGAAAAAGACATTTACAAACCTGAAGCAGGTACTGAAGGCCTTATTCATTTGGAAATTGTAAAAGGCGCAAAGTTCAGTCCTACAACTGGAAAACTTATTTCAAAACCGTACGTGCAGTTGTTCTCACGTTCTGAATGGGACTTGTTCAAGAACAATTTTGCTGCACTTGGTTATACAATTAGCAAAGTATTGCATGACCCATTTACAGATGGCGAAGCGCAAAAGTTGGTTGCTAAGTCTAACGAATAAAAAATACAAAGCTATGTTGACTATTGAGATGCTTAAACAGAACGCGAATCTTGCAGGATTAACGGATGCACAGATTAACGCAATTGCTGAAATGTCAAAGAACGATGAAAGCACCGTGATTGGTACGAGAATCGGCACTTTGCATGGACAGTATGATACAGATATTTTTAATATAACTGGTATCAAAAAGAACGACGGCGAAAAAAGTTATGATTATGCTAAGCGTGTTCTTTCAGAATACAAAACCAAAGCACAATCATCAACTGAACTGGAAACTAAGTTGAATGCTGCTAATAAAAAAGTTACTGACCTTGAAGCCAAGATTGCTGAAGGTAGTGGCGATGACACTTTGAAACAGCAGTTAAAAGACACAAAGGCACAGGTGACCCAGCTGCAAGCACAACTTAATACTGAAAAAGAAACTTTCGGAAAAGAGAAGATGGCTCTTGAGGAGAAGGTTAAAAACGTACACATCGACTATGCTTTTTCAGCTGCGTTTTCTGGCCTAAAATTTAAAGACGGCACGCCTGACAGTGTAAAAAATGTGTTGTTACAAGCTGCTAAACAGGAAGTACTTGCAAAAGGAAAACCTGACTTCATTGAAGAGAATGGCGAAAAGAAACTTGTCTTTAGAGACGAGAACGGCAATATTCTTAACAACATGAAGAACAACATGAACCCGTTTACTGTCAAAGAGTTGGTTCTTGAAACTGCATTGAAAGATGTAATTGCAAGTGAACAGCAAAAGACAGGTGGTGGTACATCAGGTTCTGGAAGCGGAGCCAGTGGTGGTAACAGTAGCAAAAACACACTTTTTGATTTGTCATCATGTAAAACTCAAGTAGAAGCTACAAAAGTAATCGAACAAGGCCTTATGGCTGATGGACTTACTCGTGATTCTTCTGAGTTCCAAACAAGATTGAGTGAAGCTTACACAGAAAACAATGTGAAAGACTTGCCAATCAGATAAAGTAAATCATTGTCGGATAATGTACATGGGTAATGCATTTTTACGGCTTATATCTATAAACCATTAAATTATTAAATTATGAGTCTCGTTTTAACTCGCACACAGAACATGAGAGCGAACTCGAACATGGACAAGTTCGAATATCGCCCAAGTAGGTATGGAGCTCTGGATTTATTCATGACCCAGACCGAAGATCCGAATGGTATTCTTTCGGATGAGCTTAAAGAAAAAGCTCGTATGTCAATCGGCAGCGTTCTTGAAACTCCGGTAATTGACTTTGACGGTACAATTACAATTGGAAATCAACGCGAACTTACTATTGCCGACAGTGAAAATACTTCTCGTATGCTGCAGATTAATTTTGCAACATACGCTTGGGGATTCACAGTTACTCCTGCGATGTTCATGAACAATGAAATTCAAATCCAGAAGGACTTTGAAACCAAAATGAAGAAGTACATCTACAAATTAGCTACAAAACTTGATGAAGTAAGTTACGCTGCTATCGCTGCTGCGAAAACGAAAATTATCAAGAATCCGCTGTTGTATGACAAAACTGGTAACACTATCAACGCTAAATGGTCAGAACGTGACAATATCTTTGGCGACTTAGACGTTATCATGGCCGCTAATGATTTTTACGACCAGCTTCACATCGTTGGAGATGCTGGTGTTGAAAGTATTATGAAAAAATTGCAGCAAAATGGCTTGTACAATTCTGTAAACAAACAGAACGAGTTTGGAACCAAGATTGTACATTTGTCGAACAACATCGCAGCTGCTGAAGGCAAATATGCACAAGGCTATTGTGTAAATGCTGGTTCGCTTGGTATGTTGAGCCGTTTCGAACGTGACTGTCTGCTTGGTACAGTATCAGGTGATGGACACGAATGGGATATTGTGACTCTGCCGATGCTTGGCTTACAATGCGGTACTTACTTCTATGATTCAGTTGGTAACTACTCTGGTATTAATGGAGCTGCTTCTTCTGACATGGTTCGTACACGTAAAGAGCACTATGGTTTTGCTGTAGATTTGGCATTTGTAACAGCTTACAATAGCGACCCTGAAACTCTTGCAAGTCCTATCTTAGGCTTCAATATTTCAAGTGAGAACGCTACTTATGCTAAGCCTGTTGTAGTTATGAATGATGCTAAGAATCCGGTTAACACCAAAACAGTAGCATAATAATAGCATCTTCGTTGTTATTAGCTTTGGCAGGAGGCACAGGACTACTTGTTCAGTGGCCTCCTGTTTTTCTTTAAACTTATAAGGTATGATAAGAACAAAAGACATACAGAATGAGTTACTGCATCTCGTTGGATGGGAGCAGAACTACAATACGCAAGAGCTTAAAATAAACGAAGCTTTGACGCGAAGTGAAAGTGGTTTATACTTTCAACAGGTAAATCCACTTATTACGCTGCAGAATATTTCAAGCATTGCTCCAGATTTTAAGAATGTTGTTTTTCAGCAATACAATAATGAAAAACAGTATATGCAAGGTGAAATTGTATCATATGATGGAAAGCTATACAAATCATTAGAGAATGTAATTGGCATAGCTCCAACAGATGAAGCAAAATGGTATGAGACAGACCCGTTATCTGAATGGCTTGAGTCTAAAACAAAATCAAGTATATCAAAAGCTATATCGAGATTTTGCAATGAAAAGATTGTTAAAGGCACATACAAAACTCTGTGTGAAAACAAAACGCTGTTTGATGGAACAGGTAGACTCGTTGACACTGTAAAAAACATGAACAATGTTGTTGGCCTTGAAATAGTTCCTATTCGCTCAAAAGGTGTAACAACGAGAATCAACAGAATTGGTGTACAGACAGATGGAGTCGGCAAATTCAATTTATACTTGTATCATTCATCTATGCAAGAGCCATACAGAGTTATTCCAGTAGATAAAACAAAACCAGGATTCGTATGGATTCAAACACCTGAACTGTTTATGCCTTATGAGTCAAATGATATTGAAGCTGGAGGTAGCTGGTATTTATGTTATAAGCAGACAGATTTAGGTGAACAGAAAGCTATATTCAAAAACAAAGACTGGTCAAAAGAACCATGCTCGTCTTGCTCGAGAAGAGAGACACTCGCATGGATGGCATGGTCTAAATATCTCGAAGTGCATCCGTTTAAAGTGAATCAAGAGTTATTGCAAGATAACCAACTTTGGGATGTTGATAATAACATATATACATATGATAATAACTATGGGCTTAATTTAGATATATCAGTTAGCTGCGATATTACAGACTTTATAATTGCACAAAAAATGTTATTTGTTGATGTAATAGCTAAGCAAGTAGCAATTGATATGTTAAGAGAGTTCGCCTACAATCCAAATGTTCGTACCAATAGGCATTCTATAAATGCATCAAGACCTGATATACTGTACGAGATTGATGGTGATTCATCCTCGTTGAAAAAATCTGGATTGAGTTATCAACTTGATTTGGCTTTTAAAGCTGTGGATATTAGCACACAAGGTATTGACAGAGTTTGTCTTCCATGTAATAACAACGGCATTAAATATAGAACAGTATGATAAATAGACTGCAAGAACTTCTTAATAACTTAAAAGAGCTGCGAGATAATATCGATAACTACATAAGATTAACTATCGTAGACAATGAGGCTATAATCTGTGATATGAACTCACAGACACAGCTTTTTGAACAAGGTATAGATAGACTCGGTCGTGCTATTTCAAGTTATGCTCCATATACTGAAAGAACTATTGCAGTCAAACTTGCTCAAGGTAAACCAACTAACCGAGTAACTTTAAGAGATACTGGTGATTTCCATGCATCATTTGTTGTATATGCAGATAAAGATAAATTTTTTATAGATGCAACCGATTGGAAAACAAATAGGTTAGGTGAAAAGTATGGAGAAGAGATATTCGGTTTAACTGAAGATAACCTGCATATCTTGATTTGGGAATATATTTATCCTGCATTAATGGAAAGAGTTAGAGAGTTATGATAGAAAGTAGTATACAAGTTAGATTTAAAGACAATCCTGTACTTCTTGATAAGATACTACAGGATATGCAGACAGTACTTATGGAAAAACTTGCCTGGTTGAACTTTGCTTTTGGGCGTGCGTATAAAATGGTTGAAAATCGTCCAGATGGTAATAAGTTTATATATCCAGCAGTTTACAACGGGCATTCTGAGTACGTGTCATTATTGCCAAATGACAATATTGGCAACTTTTCTTGGTTTGACATATATGACCCGCAAGACCTTACACAAGTAGTACAGTCACTTCCGCAGTTTACATTTAAAGGTGCTCTTGTATTCTGGTATAATGTTGAAAGCATTTATGAAGATAGCACAATGATGTATACAGAAGAAGTCAAAGATGAAATCATCAGACTGCTGACTACACCTGGTATTATTCTTACAAATGGCCGTTTTAATGTTGATAAGATATATGAACGTTTTGAGAACATATACAAAGGTTATTCTATAGAAAAAATATATAATAACTACGTATACAAAGGAGAAGGTATACAAGATATTGATAAACAGTATTTTATGTATCCATATGCTGGAATTAGAGTTGAATTTACTATAACAACAAGAGAACTATGCCAACGTTATATCAAGTAATACTAATAGCACTTATTGCAGCTTTTATGATACTGTTTATTGGAAAAACAGGCATAAGAGATAAAATTGTTGAAAAAGCACCAACACTTATATCAATGCTTTTTGATTGTGACTACTGTTTAAGTTTTTGGACTGCTACTGTTATATGCGTAGTCATGTTTTTCATAACGTTTGACTACAGTTTTTTAGTAGTTCCTATTTTAACAACTCCTATAACAAGATTCCTATTATGAAAAAAGTAATTATAAATAACAAAGTACTTGAAATTTATGATAGCATTGATGAGCTTCCTATTGTAAATTTCCAAAAATACAATAAGTATATGCTTATTGATTCTGGTATTGGCTCAGATGTAGATGATATTGATAACCATATACTTAAGATTGCAAAACTTATGAAAGTTGACCAAGGTAAAGCGATACAAGAACTACAGAATTTAAGGCAATGTTTGTATATGGTAGCAAATGAAATATCACCATGCCATCTCGCATTTGCAGCTATTTTGTATAAAGTAGATGGTAAAAAGATAACGGATTTATCTGACGATGGGCTCAAAAGAGTACTTGAAGATATTAGACGAGTAAGACGCTCTCGTATAATTGATTTGTTGCTGAAATTTAAAAAAAAAGTAAACTCTGAACTTGAGTTATATTTTCCTGGAGACTTCTCCAATGCAAAAGAGAAAGAGGCTTATGATAAACTGAGGCATCGTACGTTGTTGGTACTGGATAGCATTATAAATGAAAATAACAATGCAGAAGAGATTAGTGATATCGACAATTTTATGCTCAGTTTACATAAGCCTAAATCTTTTTCTGGTAGTAGCTCAGTAGAAATCAAGTATGATAAACAGTTTGAAAATGCATGTTTAGTGATTGCAAAAAAGACTGGTCTCGATGCGAGACAAATGAATACATTGCAGTTTTACAATGCAATGGAAAATATCAAAAAACAAAACGAAGAAGAGATGAAGGCTGTAAAGCGAAAGGGAAGATAATTCTTAGCGTTTTCTTGGCATTTACTTTTCTATTATAATAGATTTTATTACTTTTACTTTCAAATAGAACCTGGACTATCCAGGCTAACTTGGAGATGAATATTTAACTATTAATACAACTAAAATATGGCTGACTTTTCAAATCCCATATACTACAGACAGATGATTGTTCCTGACAATTCTATTGATGATTTAATCAGTAAATTGACAGAAGTCATAAAGTTGTATGGTGATACTCAAGAACTTATTAAGAAGAATGCATCAGAAGTGCAATCTACTGTTAGAAACACTTCAGGAGCTGTTGAGCAGAGTCGTGAGGTTATTAAGAATGCAGCAAATGATGCAGCAAGATTAGAAAGAGCTCAAAGAGAGCTTGCATTCGCCACGTCAGAAACTGGTGCAAGAGTTCAAGAGCTTAAAGTTTTAACTCAACAAGCTAATAAACAACAGCAAGATGCAGCTAAGTTTATACATGCGTCTGCTAATTCATACAAAGCTATGGAGAGCGAACTCAAGTTAGCTGTTGATAATCTTAAAAATCTATCTAAAGAAGAAGCTCTAAACTCTGCTGAAGGGGCTAAACTTATTAATCGCATTTTGACTCTCAAAGATGGTATGAGAGAGTATGATAATATGCTCAAACTTGTAACGAGTTCAAGTGTACGATATACAAAAGAATCTCAAAATGCAAATTCTGCTGACTCTGCAAGAAATACGATACTTGCTCAAATAGCAATGTCTGAACAGAGATTAGCATTCGCTCGTTCAAAAGAGAACGAACAGCTAAAACTATATTCAACTCAAATACGTGAAGCTAATGAAATTGCTAAGCTTACTGCCGTTATAAATAATTCAGCAGAAGGCTCTTATGATAGATTGTCAGCTCAATATGCTCTCAATAAGATTAAGCTAAATGCTATGTCTAAAGAAGAGCGAGCTGCAGCAGAATCTGGTAGATTGCTTGAAGACCAGACACGGGAGATATACGCTGAAATGATACGTTTACAAGAAGCCACAGGTAACCATAGATTATCAGTAGGTAACTATAAACGAGCTTGGGACGGTCTTGGTGTGTCAGTATCTCAAGTTGTACGAGAATTACCAGCAGCTGCAGTATCACTCAATACATTCTTCCTTGGTATTTCTAACAACATTCCGATGCTTGTTGATGAAATAAATAGGCTAAGAGAACAGAATAAAGCTTTTGCTGCTGAAGGTAAACCAACTAAAAGTGTAATTGGTAGTATTACAAAAGCGTTATTTGGATGGAATACTGCACTTGTAATAGTGTTAACTGTATTGTCCATGTACGGAAAGCAGATATTTGAGTTCATTGGCAATATTGGCAAAGGAACAAATGCTGCTATTTCACAGCAGAAAGCACTTAAAAAAGTTCATGAAGAACTTGAAAAAGGAGTTGGGTCATATACGAAAAATATTGTTCAGGTTAAAAAGTTACAATCAGAATGGAAAACGCTATCGAGTAAAAAAGAACAAGAGCAATGGATTAAAGATAATGCTTCCGCCTTTAGACAGCTCGATATAAATATAACTAATGTTACTGAAGCTGAAAATGCATTTGTTACAAATACTGACGCAATAATTGAAGCACTAAGACAGAGAGCAAAAGCTACTGCTGCGAGTAAACTTGCTGAAGAAGAATATGGCAAGATGATAGTAAAGCGCAACGAAGCTGAAATTGAAGAAGCTAAAGGTATAACTGCTGTAGATAGAGCAAAAGCACGAGCCGCATACGCAACTGCAGCTGCAGAACCAGGAGCTGGGTTAGTTGCTGGTAGTAAAGAGTTATCTGCTCAAGCTTTCTTTGAATCTCGTATTAACAATCTTAAAGCTGAAGCAAATCAAGCTGAAAAAACTGCTGATAGCTATTTTAACTTAGCAGATTCATTTGAAAAAGTAGCCAAGGCTGGCTTAAAAGCAGCTGGAATAGATGAATATCACAAACCGGGTAAAAAGGAGCCAAAGGAGAGAAAGAAGCGTGACATGTCTGAGTATATTGACAGAGTACAAACTGAAGTACAAAAGAAATATGCACAGAGCGTCACAAATATGACTCGAAACGAGTTTGATAAGCAACGAAGCGCTGCTATTGATACATACAATGCAGAGTCAGCAGCTTTACTTGACAAATACAACAAGAATAAACGTATACTCGAAGATGAAGGCAAAGAATACAAAAAGCTTACAAGCGAGCAAAGAGAGCAAGTTGAGCAGACTCAAAAAGATATTATAAGAACTGTTGAGCAGTATCAAAAAGAACTCAATCAAAAGCTTGAGGATATTGAAAGAGACAGACAAATCAATGAGTTGGAGATTCTGCAACAGACTATTGATTTGAGATTGGATGCAGTTAAGAAAGGTTCTGAAGAAGAACTTAAATACAGATTAGCTGCGATTGAGGCTGAAAGAAAAGCTGCAATTCTAAAAAATGCAAAACTTCCAAAGCCTATGCAACAATCAGAAACTGATATAAATGCAGCTTTTGATAAACAAGCAGCTACTACTGTTACATCATTTTCACAAACTGATTTTGCTCAACAGCAAGCTTTAGAAGACGCAACATTCAACATTATAAAACGAAGTGAATACGCAAAAACTAAGTTCAAGTTACAGCAAGAGAAAGAACGTCAAGAAAGGCTTATAGCTCTTGCTGAAAGCGGAGCCATAGATATGTCTAAAAAAGAAATTGACACTATGAAGATGTCAGTCAAAGGTATAGACAGGCAAATGGCAGATTTAGATATTGGAGCGTCTTTACTTGAACGACTTGGATTCGATGATAAGCAGATTGATGCGCTATCAGAAGCTGCAAATATTGTAGTTGAGCAATTAGGAGCAATTCTTGATGCTGAAGTGCAAATGGCTGAACAAGCTGTAGAAGCCGCAAATAAAAGAGTTGAAGCAGCTCAAAGAGCGTATGAAGCTGAAGTTGAAGCGAGAGCAAATGGCTATGCTAACAATGTGGCAACTACTAAAAAGGAATTAGAGAATGAGAAAAAGCAACAGAGAGAAAAAGAGAAAATGCTTGCTGAAGCGCAACGTCGTAAAGAGGCACTTGACTCTATAACACAAGCTTCATCTCTTGTAACTGCTTCAGCGAATATATGGAGTTCTTTATCTGGCATACCTATTGTCGGCCCTGCTCTTGCGATAGCTGCTATTGGTACAATGTGGACGTCGTTTGCAGTCGCTAAAGTAAAAGCTAAACAGGTAACAGCTAAGTCTGATGAATACGGAGAAGGTGGTCTTGAGTTCTTAGAAGGCGGGTCACATGCATCAGGTAATGATATTGATTTGGGTGTAAAGAATAAACGCAAACGAAATATGAAAGCTGAAGGAGGTGAAGCTCTTGCAATTATAAATAAAAAGCAAACTGCAAGATATAAAAAGTTGCTTCCAGATGTAATCAATAGTCTTAATAAAGGAACGTTTGAAGATAAGTACTTGAATGCATTCTCTGGCTCAGATGGCGTAATTCTTATGCAGAATCAATCAAATATTGATATGACTAAACTTGAGAACGAAGTAGCTGAAATCAGAAAACAAGGAGAGACTAAATACTTCTATGGGCCAAACGGACAAGTGATTGAGATACGAAAGAATGTTAAACGTGTAATTGTAGAATAATATGTACAAACCAAAGTATAAGTTCTTCGTAAATGAAGTGCAAGTATATCCTCACTATAAAGAGCTAAGCAAAAAGCTTGCTCTTGAAAGTGGGCAGAAGTTCTTTAGAACAACTCTTGAAGGCAAAATAACGCTTTATGGAGCAGATTATTTGCTTATAAAAGAATCAGGTATAGAAACTGAGCACACGTTTAAGATGTATAGAGTTGACCAAGTTGGTAATGAGACTCTGTACTATCAAGGTTATTTTAATAAAACTGATTGCAAGTTTAATTATGATAAGCGTGAATGCGAGCTCAAGTTATCTCCTAAGGATAAATATACTGACTTGCTTAATAACTATGGCAAGACTTATGACCTTGTAAAGCTTAACACAGAATTGACACGCATTAACTTTACTAAGAGACCGCTTGTGCAAGTTTATATAAAAGGTTCTAACACAATATCAAATTTTATTGGCGGTACATACTGGGAGGCTGATGTTTCTTCTGCAGTTGATGATGACAATCAATTGAAGAATAAATACTTCTTTTCTTATAACAGAACACTCAATGAAGTATATATTGAAACTGCTGGAGTAAAAGAAGTAAATGGTGTATACGCTGGTAGCAACATTATATTAAATGGTTGGAATGGGTATCATATTAAAACTGAGATGCAACCAGATGAAATGCATTTTTATATAGTAGTTACTCGTGATTCTGATAATGCTGTTATCTATAGGTCAAAGCTTACATATCTTGCTGTTAGCAATAATGATAAATATATTGGGCGTGATGACATTGAGTTTATAAACACTACAAATCCAAATGATAAATTTGTGATGACAAAACATTTTTTGTATCCAGTTTATCAACGTCTGCTTTGTGATAAAGATAGCATAACAGTTGGAGATACAACTAAGCCAACATATAAAATACAAAGTGATGACTTTGTAGGAGATACAGCAAACTACAGATACGGAATTGGGCTCGTCTCAAATGATTTTTTCTGTTCTTCAAGGTCTGTAGACACACCGACTAAATACGGTATAAATGACTACAATAAATACTTTACAAATCAGTTTCTCAGTTCTATTACTGGTATTACTCACTTATTACCAGTGTGTAGAAGTACTTGGGCAAATGCGAGTGTATGGTTTTCATATAGTTTAAATTATGACCAGTTTGAAGAAGCTGGTAGAAAAGAATATCAAACAAAAGACAATTATAGTATTGCTGCTGTAATTAAAGCGTTGCTTACAAAAGTAGCTCCTGAGTTAAAACACGAAGCAACTCAAGAATATAGCCAATTTTTGTATGGTACGTCTAATCCAATAACGTCATCGAGGTTTAGAGTATTTATGACTCAGAAAACTAACGTTTTAAAAGGAGAATATGACCAGCCAGCTCAAAAAGCAGAGATTACATTTGAAGAAGTTATGAACATGCTAAGAGATTGTTTCAGATGTTATTTCTACATAGATGGTGACAAACTTAAAATTGAGCATGTATATTGGTTTATGCAAGGAGGCAGTTATTCACTTACAAATAACGTACAATTAGATTTGACAAGTCATTATTATGCAAAGAATGGAAAAGCATTATCATTCTATTCAAATCAATTTGAGTATGATAAATCTGATTTAGCAAGTAGGTATGAATTTGCTTGGATGGATGATGTAACTGATGCTTTTAAAGGAACAAACATTGATGTAGTATCCAAGTATATACAAAAAGATAAAACTGAGAATATAAACATCAACAAATTTACATCAGATATTGACTACATGTTATTCTCGCCACAATCATTTTCAAATGATGGTTTTGCTTTGTATGGTGCTATTCAATCTGGAAGTAGTAATACTTACACAATTCCATTTTTGAAAATGAATATGATTGATGAGCATGGAGATGCGTATGTTTTAAATATGCAAAATGGTTATCTGTCATGGTTCTATCTCGTTAAGTTTTACATGTATGATATGCCAGCTATGCAAATAAAATACAATGAATTGCAATACTTGCATGTATCTGATGTAAAAAAATGTATGACTCAAGAAGTTAAGTTTCCATATCCTACAGACCCAGATACTGTAAAGCTTATTCAGACAGAAAAAGGCTATGGGCAAATAGAAGAATTATCCATAAATGTTGAGAACTTACAAGTGACTGCAACGCTTGTATTCAAGCCAGATTAATGTTAATTTTTTTATATTTGCTTGACTGCCAAGAATAATTCTGTAAGTTTACAGATATAAAATTTTATTTGTATGGCAGCAACACCGAATAATAATTTCAATATTCTACCGTGGTATACTTCTCTCGAGAAGCTTAACAGTAAAAAATGGTATGCATTTGGACAAACATGGCCTTTGATTTGTCCAAATGACTCTATATTACCTTTTCAGTTCGTTGTACCTGGTGTGATAACGAGCGTATCAACAATTACGCTTATTACTCCAGATAACATTGTAACTAACACATCTGTACAGCCTGTAATAATTACCAATGAAAAAGCAGGATACAGCGTTATAATGGTGCATCCTGGAATAACATCACTTGGCACAACTCTAAAAATTGGACAGTATAGAGCACAATTAGTAATTGGGCTTGATACTTTTTACTCTGAGATGTTTACAGTAGTCGATAATATAAGCGATTACATTAAACTTACATATTGGAATGACGAGAATTTATATTACAATGGCGGCGAAGTTAATTACAGTAATAACTTCAAGTACACGATGTATATATGCTCAACAATTGGCAAACCAGAGTATGAGTTTGAAGAAGAGCTTACTAAACGGGCTGGCTATAAATTCTTAGAATCTCAAACAAGTAACAAAATATACAAATTTAACTTTGTAGCACCAGAATTTATCTGTGATGCTATGAGGTTAATACGCTTATCAGATTACATAAAGCTTGAATATGATGGTGATTCATACAATGCTTTATCATTCTCTTATGAGCCAAAATGGGAGACACAAGGAGACTTAGCATCTATTGATGTTGAGTTTGACACTGATGCTATTATTCAGAAACTTGTGAGCTTCAATAGGAGACAGAAAGAGGGTTTTTATAATGCGCTACTGACTAACATTGATGAGCCTTTGCTTTTTGATGTTAATACAGTAGCGCTATACTACGATGAATACAGAGCAAAAGCAGCGGCTGAGATAAGAGACGGCAAGATGATTCGTGATTTGAGCGAAATTAGTCTTGTTAATGAAAATACTCTTATCGTAGTTGATACTGGAAGTGGGCCAGCTTATAAAATGAGTCTATACAGACTTATGGAAAAGTTTATGCGTCGCGACAAAGATGAAACTACTGAGTTTGATTTTTGGATAAAAGGTGATGCTAAATTTGGGCGTGATAACTACGACAATCCAACTGCTTCTATATCTCGTGACGGTTTATTTAGAACTGTATCTGCAATCATATATGATTACTTATCAAGCGAAAAGTTTATATCAGGATTTGCTGGTGAAGGATTCAAAATATACAAAGATGAATTTGGTAACTGGAGAATAGAATGCGATATACTCGACGTTAGAAAAGTAATGAACGTATTTGAGTTGATTATACAAAAGATACGTTCAGTAAACGGGGCTCTCGTAATTAGTCAAGCTAATGGAAAAGTAAGTGCAGTCACAGAATCTCCTGATTTGCAGTCATGGATTCTTGAATTTGAAGACAAAGATGAAACATTCCAAGCACACGATTTAGTACGTTGCCAAGTATTTGATAGAAGAACAAAGCAAGCTCCTGCATTTGATTTTACTAAGTTTGCATCTTATCTATATGACGGTACACAAATAGACGATAGCGTAAGTATAACTAATATGAGTGTTGAGTTTAATTTAAATAATTCAGCAAATTCAGGTTTTCAGTTATATTTACGTCCTGCTGGCCATAGCGAACAAACTCCAATTACTACAAAAGAATGTATTTTAGAAGTATCTGGTTTATATGAAGGCATGACGGCTATATGGAATGCACTTGATAAAGAAGAAATTGGAATGGAAGGCATTGGAGGCTTTTTGGTAAATGGCGAAAATACAATTAGAGCTATTACAGAAGCTGATAATGCTTATAACCTTGGAATAATGGCTATTGCAGATGCTGGACATGGCGATGGTAAAGTAACAATACAAAAAGTTGAAGACACTGCTTCTAAAAAAGGCAAATACTATTGGTGTGAAGTCGCAAGTGTCAATGGCAATCTTGTAACTATTCCAAAGTCTGAGTTTGAAGGTATTATGCCAGCAGTAGGTGATGAAGTTGTGCAAATGGGTAATACTGAAAATCCGCTTCGTCAAAGCTTAATTTACATGTCTGCTGCTGAAGATGGCAAACCTAAGATTGAGCTTGTTGGCGGAGTAAAGACTAAATCGCTAACTGGCACATCACGCTCTGTATTTGGAAATCTCGACCATATAACAGACCCGTCATTTCCTGATAACATGCAACCGCATGGAGAAGGTGTATATACTGATAATGGCTATTTCAAAGGTGCTTTTGTGTTCTTCAATGGCAAGAATGCACAGACCGAAATTAAAAAGGCACAAACTGATGCATCTAATGCTCAAGCTGAAGCTGAAGCTGCAAAAGAGAGATTGAACAAATGGGCGAGTGATGGCTTTATATCACCTTCTGAAAAACAGCAATTGTTGCTTGAAAAGAGAACTATTACTGCAGAAAAATCTGAGATTAATGCAGACGCTAATAGATACAATGTTAATACTACTTCATATAATTCTGCATATGAGGCTTATGTTTCTCAAATCAATCAACATACTGCCACAGAACCTGAGAATATACCAGTTGGGCCTAATTTGATACCATGCCAAACTGACTATTATAACCAAAGAACACTTATTCTTAATGAAATAGCAAAAGCTATTAAATCAAAAACTGACTACCTTGAGACTGAAGTATCAGCTATACCTGGTAAAATAGAACTCGCAGTTAGAAGTGTTAAAGTATCGACTGGTAACTTATTGAAAAAGTCCAATAGAGTACAAGAGCAATTAAACTATCAGTTCGGTGGGTATTCTTATAATGTTTTCCCTATATTAGGAAAAGATTATACACTTACATTATGCTACACACTTGGAGCAAATAACACAGAAATACAAGTATATTCTGATAACGGATATAACTATATACAAAGATTTAATACTAAAGGAAATGCGGTCATTGAATCAAAAAAAGTAACCTTTACTGCTTTCAATGATAGAAATGGAATGCGTTTTTATCAACTACCAAATGGCACATACGGTTCTAAAGTACACTGGGCTGTTCTAAGTGAAGGCAATTTAGGCACTACAAACTGGTTACCATCTACTAATGAAGATTTGGTAGGCGGTCAAAACCTTATACTTAAATCTGCTGCTTGCATTAGTGCTTATATGCTATTTGGTATGTCCAAATCATACTATGAACTCAGAGGCAAAACTGTAGTAATATCATTTGATTATGAATACAACAATCTTGTATTAGGCGGTAATAACAGATTTGGCCTTGAAACTGAAGTGCCTACTGACGGTGGAACATCACATTTTGGCACATGGATTTACCTTGATTCAACTTCGCCAACATCAGCAAAAGGTAGAAAAACGTATGTTTATAATCTAAGAGAAGATATAATAGATAATGGATTGAAACATATTCAGGCTCATGTACAAGTAGGAGCTGGAACAATTGTTAAAATGTGTAATTTCCAAGTCGAAATAGGTTATACGCCTACTGAGTGGAAGCCAGCACCTGAGGATATGTTAAATGAGGCTATCAAGTACACAGACACTCAAATACTCGCTGTGGATGGCAAGATAGAATTGTCTGTTACTACTAAAGTTAATCAAGTAGGTGTCGGTGGTGATAACTTAGTGAGATATTATTCTGACACATTAGCTTCTTATACTCCGTATAATTCAGCTCCAATTGTAAAGGATAGCTACGCATTTGAAACTACCTGGAATAGTTCTAATACTGCAGGTGTTTTAACTGTGTCAAATCAAAGGATAAGACAAGGTACAATACCTAATTTTTGTTATAGATTTAGAATGCTAATAAATGGAGTTCCGGCGACGGAAGATAGAATTGCTGATAAAAGACTAACCACGTATGCAGCGAGTGGGGAAATGTATTATGAAGGCGATGGGAATTTCTACGGATTCGTAAAAGGGAATAGAGGCAATTGGTTTATTCATGTACCAACGACAGGCATTAATGGCGGTGATGTTATTAGAATAGAGAATTTCATTGTAGCAAAAGGGACTGTGTGTCCCGGATTTTCTCCTGCGTCTGCCGATATTAGCTTTCTTAACGAAAAGTTTACGCAATCAAAGATTGATATTGTTGAAGGCAAGATAACCACAACCGTTGAACAGGTTAATACAATTGATGGACGTGTTACAGGGCTTGCATCACGTGTAGAACAGACTGAAAAAAGTATAACGTCTGTTGTCGGTGATATTAACATTTTGAATAATACTACCGAAAGGAAGGTAACAAAACGAATAGACTTAACAGGGTGGGATAACAATAAATTCTACCCGTTAGTTATAAACTTGAATGTTAATAGTAAGAATAGGATAACTGTAAACAGGCCATTATATACCGATTATGGAAGACCTTCATACGGTGTGCATGCGGGTGGTTTTTCTATGAACTTAACGTTTGAAATGTCCGGTTCTGGCTGGGGGAGTTCGCCCGTTATTACTAATATATTTGATTATTATAAAGCTTGGACTTCAGCAGGCGCGAAAATCGTGGTAGATTTAGGTCAGATTAATGAAAGTTCCAAATGTGTTATGGGTATTCGAGGAGGGTCTAAGTATGATGTAACTGCATACAATTGGACAGACCCTAATGCAATCAATGTGTATAATAATGATTACACTGGGCCATACGGACAAGTGTTCCCGGTTCGCACAGACGGTACTGAACCAGTCCGGACATACGGTTATTACACTGAGATAAAACAACTTGAAAATGAAATATCTTTAAAAGCCACCAAGACAGAAGTAACAAACTCAATAAACGGCTTATCTGGTAGAATAGAGGCAGCTGAAATTAAGTTAAGGCCAGATAATATTGCTCTTACAGTAAAAGAACAAGGCATTGGTTATAGTGGAACTAACTACTTTGGTTGGGGAGGTGGTATGAGAAGAGATATAACTGGAACCGGCGTATATGTAACTGAAAACAAGGGTACGTATGGCCTACAAATAGCTTGTGCTAATGTTTCTGCTAATATTTTGGCAAGATATTTAGGCTTAGGTATGAATTTTAAAGGGCCAGGTAAATATACCCTTTCATTTAAAGCCAGACAGCAAGCTGGAGTAGCAATGGATTTAAATGTAAATGTATGTGATGCTGAAAACTTTATCATTACACCGCCTACTACATGGCAATATTATAAGAAGACATTTACAGTTACACAATATACTGGTTATCCATATTATGGATTTATAGACTTCGAGAGGTCAGGTGGCAACGTTACGCAAATAATTGAGTTTGCTGAAATAATGTTAGAATACGGGTCTGAAGCAACTCAGTGGCGTCCAGCTCCATTTGACACTACAGCAGCATCTGGATTGTTAGCAACTGGCATTAACATATCTAATGGCCAAATAGTGTTAACAGCTGATAAAACTAAGTTTCAGAATAATTCTGGTTCACAGATTGCTGTATTTGATTCAAACGGTATAAATGCAGACCTTATAAATGCTAAAAAGCTTAGTACGGCTGTAGCTGGTAAAAGAATTGTAGTAGACCCTGAAGCTCGAGAAGTTCAGCTGTATAATGAAAATGGAAATAAAGTTGCTGCTATTGGCTTTAAACAAGATGATAGAATTTCTATTCCGTACATACAGCTGAAAGACTATTCATACGCAGGCTCTGTATTAAGAGCATTCGATATATATGGAGGCACTTTGTATTCAAACGAAACACGCTATGGAGCTAATTATGGGTACACATTGAGCCCAACAACAGGATTGCAATTTACGAAAAATGGTTCTGTTACAAAATCATATCCAGCACAATAATATTATTAACAATAAAAACAAAAGATTATGGAAATTACAAGAAGAACTTACCAAACAGAAGGAGTAACAACTACTGAAAATGCAAAGTACGAAGTTAGTTACACAATTAGTGAAAACATTCAAACAAAGGAGTTGACTCTTGATACTCTCGCATGCGTAGTTAAAACTACTGTAAAACAGCAAATTCCAACTGCAACTGGAGAATCTATTGAGCAAGAAGTTGAAGTAGAAGCTGGCACATTTAGAATCCAATATGGACGATTTACTTGCGTTGACGGGTTCCCATATAGCGATAAGACTATTGCATACTTGACTGATTTTAATACTATTGTGCAAAGTATTATTACTAAACAGTAAAATTTGTTAAATAATTGGCTATTATAATAGCCAATTAAAACTTAATTATTATATTTATATGTATAAAAAATCTAAACAAATTTTTGTCCCAAAGACTGATAAAAAAGAAGCAGATAAGTATAAAAATTCTGCTAAAGCTAAGAGGCAAAAGGAAGACAAGAAAGATTGTAATTGCTGAAAGGCATATACATATTGTGATTATTAACTGATTGTTTTACTTGCATTGATTAAAAACTTATGGAAGGAATGAGCATCTCCGAATATGCTGCCGTTAAGGAGCTGGAGAACGAACACCGTGAAGGATGGGGAGCTACGACTGCTCTCTGAGTTATTGTTGCAGCATTGATTGTTATTGCAATCGTCTACAACTGGACTCGTAACTGTAATGAAAAAGTTCAATTCTCGACCGCGCTTGCGAATCTGAATGGACGAGTATCTTGTATTGAACCTGATGTACGCTGGGCTGGTCAGCAGTTGTATGCTGCTAATGGCGTAATTGCCGCTACAGTTCAAGGCGTTGGTGACATGAAGTCTAACTTCAGTAACCAGTTATTCCAGCTCAACAACCGTGTATTCTATGACGAAGACTGCTGTGGTTGTGGAGAAGGTAGAGGACGTGGTGAATGTGGGCGACGAGATCGTGGTGATGGTGACCGAGATCGACCCGCAGGGCCGGATCAACCTCTCGCGCAGGGACGCGCTCAAAAAACTATCTGAGATTACAACCTTGCAAGCCAGGGTGTAACAGTAACGGAACGCTGCCGTAACTAATTGTTGAATCCGAGAGAGGAGGCATTGCAGGACTTAAAATCTCGCATGCCTCCTCTTTTCATTAAAGAAAGCTACAAATTATGGAAAAAGTAAAATCTATTTTAGACGCACGCGCATTTGCAGTTGAGATTGCGACTCAAGTTGGGCACATTGTAGGTGCAAATATTGATTTGGTATTTACAGCATCAGTCGAAAAAGAAGTTATTGGTAAAGCAGAACTTCCTAAGACTGATAAAGATTCGCCGCTTAAATCACTCGTTGATGTGAGAGCATTCGTGTATAACTCACTCGCAAATCTTAGTAATCAGTGTAATATAGCAATCACAACTGATAAAGTTGAAGCGATTACTAATTACATAACAGAAGACATTGAATTGCCTGAGTTTGTAAAGGATACAGTAGTTGAATCTAAAATTAAATAATTATGGGACTGTTCGATAAAAATACTAATGTTCCTACGAACTTGAGTTTCAACACACGAGCTGAAGCATTTAACTATATGCTCAATTATATGTTGAATACTGAAAAAGTTGGGCCAATGGAAGCAGCTGAAAAAGCAAATCAGTTTGCTGAGATTTTTGCAACTAATGCTGGACTTCCACTTACAGTTGAGCCAGAGCTAAAAGGAGTTGACAAGTACATATCTATGGCTGAGAAGATTGGTACGTATATCGAACAGCACCCAAAAGTGGTTGAGTATGGAATACCAGCATTAACATTTGTAGCTGGTCTATTTACTGGTAAAAAAGTAGAGCAGATTGAAGACAATAAGCCACATTGGAATAGTATACAGAATCCAAATATAAACCAGCCAAATCAACAGCAACAATCTTGTGATAATAAACAAGAAGGTTCTATTGACTTTGACAAAATTGATTAAGACTAATTATGGCACTTAGAAAGATTTACATTGCAGTTGATTGCAACAATGACGCTGAACGAGACGCTGTACAAGCACTCGCAAATGAATTGTCAAACATGAGAATACTGAATGCAGATTCTCTATTAAGAATGGGACCAGTATTTGAAAACAACAGAGCCGAACTGACTCAACTGTTTTCAATGATAACAAATGGAGGCGTTAAGTCTCTGTTGTCTCTCCAAGGTGGATTATTGTTGAAACGTCTTGCATCTAAAAAATAAAGTATCATGGAAAGATTATCATTTGTTTGTCCTGGTGACTGCAGTTCATGTGAATTACTGCAATCAGGTAAAGTAGAGATGGTTCCATGTTTGCTCGACCAGATATTTCAATCTCAACGTAAAAAGGATGCAGCTTTATCAGAAATCATAAACAGGCTTGACGCATTTGAGTCAACGCTTACAGATTTACTTGAAAAGCCTCAATCTTCTCTCGCATCGCTATCAGATACTGTTAGTGATGAGTCATTTACTCAAACAGAAGTAGATGAAATACAGGCAAGAGAACAATTAAAACCTAAAAAGTAGTGAGATTATGAGTTGTATAATGAGAGCGTTATTAGAAGAACGCACAAAAGCAGACGAAGAATATAACAAATATGTAAAATCTGATGATTACGTGCGTGAAGAAAAGCATTCATGTATGTGTCATGACAAAGCATATAAAGCTTACATAGCAGTACATGGAGCACATTTCTGTGAAGCTCTTGCTGAAGATGTTATCTGTAAGCTTGAAAATGCAGATGGTTCAACGCATAAATGGTCTGTAAAACAAGTTGTAGCTGCATGCATGACTTTCAATCCAAATATGAAATTCTTGCATAATGTTACACACGCAGACTTAGCGTATGCAGCTAATATGTATTATGCTGATTTTTATCCTGAATCAATTTCAGATGAATCAAAATGCATAAAGGCTGCTATGATGATTGCTAATGACCCAGACGGATACGAGGGACAAATATTCTGTCGTTGGGTAGCTGACGTTAAAGCTAAAGGCCATCATATTGATTGGCACAAGTATATTAAATAAAAATGTTAGAAATGTTAGAATTAATCGAAAGTCAAGACATGAACGGGCTGTTACACTATATAACAGTTCGTTTGTGTATTGTGTTGGGGTGCTGGCTCTTCGTAGTTGTCAGTAATTTAATTGATTTTTGGAGTGGAACGTCTACTGCAAAAGCTGTTGGAGAAAAGTTAGAGTCACATGGATTCAGACGCACAGTCACAAAGATTGGTGATTACGTTAGGCTTCTTATGTTTGCTTTAATGTTCGATGCTTTAGGCAGTTTTCTTGCATTCTATAAATTGCCATTCGCTTCAATGCTTTGTACGTGTGCAATAATTTGGATTGAATGCAAATCAGTTATTGAAAACAGTAGAAAGAAAAAAGCACATGCAGCTGATGTCCCTGAGATAGTGAAGCAAATTGTGCAGTCAGCAACAACCAAACAAGGACTTGAGATTTTGTCAAAGATACAAGATGAGTTAAGTAAAACCAATAAAAAGTAAAACAATGAATTTAGAAAGTATCGGAGTTGACATCGTAAGAAATGAATACGAGTACAACAAGTATGTGAGTGAAGAGTACAGAAAAAAGTATGATTACGAGGCAAGTAAGGCATCACTTCCTTGGATTATTGTACGCTTTAACAAAGGAAATTCTCCTGAAGACTTAATCAGCGAGTGTGAAATGGAGATGTCACCAGTCGCTAACTTCGCTAATATCTCTGCTGCAGACCCAACTGGAGCTTGGGAGCAGAAAGGAAGTATTCTTAAAATGGATTTAACCAAAATTAAGAATGCTCTTATGCTTAAAGCTAAGAAAGACTGTGGATTCAATGAGCTACCTGCTACTTTGACAGTTACTGTTAGAAACAGCAATGCAGTTCCAGTCAAAGCAACATACAAGTCAATTGATTTGTCGAAGCCAGATGATGTGCTAAAACAAATTGATGACAAGCTGCTACAAGGTGGAGGAGCTAATACACTCGTCGGTCAATTGCTTTACGAATTGGTTGCTTCATCAATTAAAAATGCATAATTGAGTTATGAAGTATTTTACAATAAAGGAGCTGTGCTATTCAAGCACAGCTCAAGCAAAAGGAGTTGATAATACTCCGCCTGGCGAAGCAATTGAAAAACTAACTGAGCTGACAGATAATGTGCTCGACCCGCTTAGAGAATGGTATGGTAAACCAATTCGAATTAATTCTGGATATAGAAACCAAACTGTTAATAAGCTGGTAGGTAGTAAATCAGTGAATAGCCAGCATATAAAAGGTGAAGCTGCTGATATTACAATTGGCAGTAAGCAAGAGAATAAAAAGCTGTTCAATTATATAAAGGATAATCTTGAATATGACCAGCTAA